CAAAAAATGAAGAAAAAAATGATTGATTAAAATGGAAAAAATTAAAAAAAATCCATTTTTTTGCGGTAGTCAAAAATTAAGCAAAAAAAATCAAACAATAAAAATGGATAAAAATAAAAAAATCCATTTTGGCTATAGATAAAAATAAAACCTATAAAAATACAATATTCACACAATATATAAAATAATAAATTTATATATTGAATTGATTTCAGAGCATAATATATTAAATAAGGGGGTCTCATAATTCATTTGTTATCATTTCGCGACTGTTTTCGCATACTTTTTTTTTATGATGTGTTTATACCTTCTGTATATTTTTGATTGGTTTTTTTCACAATAAAATCCATTATTAATAAATTTACAAATTTATATATTGAATTGATTTCAAAGCATAATATATCAAATAAACGGGTCTCACAATTCATTTTTTATCATTTCACAACTGTTTTCACATACATTAAAAAAATGTAATGTTTTCACCTTCAAAACCTTATTTTTTCTTTTTATTTTGTTTCGGTGATTTATCTGTGTTCGTTTTTCCATTTGATGCCATTATCCACGCATTTTTTATTTTGTCATCTAACTCATCAAATTTAATATTGTTCTCTTTTTCATCTAACCACGTATTAAATCTATCATACAATCGCTTCCCTTTCATTAACAATTGATTTAATAATTCTTCTTTGCCTTTTTCTGTGTTCATTTTTATTGTTCAATATATTATATTTATATAATTATTTTATAAAATAATTATATATTTTTTTATTGTTATATATATTATACAATGAAACATATTTTTAAAGATTTTATAAAACATGAGTATACAAAAATATATCAAATTTTTAAACGTATTGAAAAAACATTAGTAATAACAAATTATTAAATGATGAATGCCCCCTTTACATATAAAACAAACATCGGAGTGACATTATTTAATATTATCCATCGTGAAGGCAATTTCATAATTTTTTCAACAATGGGTTTTGATAAACATGCATATTTTAATAAATAATTATATAATTGTGTTTTTCCCCCCAGATGTGGAAATCCTATTAGTGTAAAAGCATTATTATTACTTGTTTTACTTTTTGAACCTTCCAATAAATTCTGTGATATGCTTATCACGCTTATATTATTGTGTCTACCACTCTTCATAATATTGTCACGTAGCAAATTTAAATATTTTGTTAATTCTTGATTTGGTAATCTATCGACATCATCAAATATAACAATGCTATTTTCTAATTCTTTCAATTCAATAGGATTATTCAATAATTCATCATCTAATTTGATACGTTTTATATTGTGACAAAAACAATTGTATTTATTTTTGTTTTGCTTGCATTCTTTACACGCAAATATTTCGTCTGTCTCTTTCGTTACTCCAGAGAATAAAATAACATTTCTATCATCGTTTTTATACTCGTTAAAATAATCTTCAGCTATTTCTTTTGCCATGTGAGATTTACCGCATAAAGAAGCCCCAGCGATAATGTAGCGATTTGGATACTCTTTTTTGTTTAATTCATCTCCTACAACTTGATTATAATACAATGGTTTTATTTTTCCTTTATCGGTGTCATTTATAATAAACTGTTGATTTTTTTTATTGTTATTTGATTGTTTAATGTGAATTATTTGTTTGTCAAATTGTCCACCTTGTATCACACCTATCGGTATGCCTTCTTGTAATGAAAATTCATGATACATTTTGAAATATATTATATGTTCATATATAATATATTTTGATAAAAATATTTATATTATTTTTATTCTAATCGGCTTAATAGTTGATTTTTTGATAGCAAAGCACCGCCAGTGAGCATTCCACCTACGCGACCACCTCGTCTTCCTCCCAGTGCTTTTCCAACGCCATGAACGGTATCAGCTACCGTTTTTACAACGGCAGCATGAGGCCCTGGAACAAATGAAGCTACATCAGATACGATTTTAGCCCCCTTCGTGCCTAAATCACGAACTACTTGAGCACCTTTTTTAATACCGCGCCAGAGATCACCCCAAAAACCGCCTCCTACCAATGTCATCCCATTAAAAGCACTCGCTTCGACATCATGATCCTCAATAGCATCAGCAACGTCCATTTGCGTTAATACACCAGTCATGATTTCAACCATTTGATTTTCAATGCGAAGTACACCATCGTAACAAATTACTGTATTGCATTGATAATCAATAGGCCCAGCCACATCTGTGCAAGGTGGAATGACATTTTTATATTCAACTTGGTATGATAATTGATATGAGCCAACGACACCCGGTGTTTCCAGACTACCAACGCCAAAATCTTTTCCTGGTGACAAAACGACGACAGAACCGCAATATTTTGACCAATCCAACCAAGACATGCGCAAACCATTGCGCACACTGAGCATATATAATTGTTGAGGTGATGCAGCAGAAAGCATGCCTTGGTAGCCGTTAAAATTAACATTGAGTTTAGTAATTGCGGCAAATACATTCGCTAGTTGATTTCCTTTTGTAGCGCCAACAGATACATCGTACATTGATTTTTTAACGGATACATAAATATATATTAAACTCGGCATACTCGACAACGTGATTGAATTGATTGTGCTTTGTCCAGCAGCACCAACGCTTTCAGAATTGTCAATTACTCGTCGATTAACAGCCAAGGATTGTGCGCTTGACACATAATAATCCAATTGTCCACATGGATAGGACAATTGTTGTGGTATTTCATAACCAGCTTGTGGTGGTGATACATATTCAACAATCAAATCACATTTAACAATTGACACCACGGCGGCATTCATTGCGTTGTTTGCACCCAATGCAGCAGGATCTTGGAAAAGACCACAAAATAGACGATTTTTAAGATTGCTTGAATGCGTGTTTAATTTATTGATGGTTTGGATTTGATATAAAACTGGAGTATCATTTTCGGCATAAGTGAGCGGACTTACCCAAATAGGTTCCGTGACAACAATTGTCACTTTGTTGATGTTTCCATCAAGAGTTCCAACAGTGTAACTCTCTATCCAATCAACAAGCCCACGTGATTGTTGAGTAACGTCAGCACCATGTGGAGCAAATGGATTGCGGTTTTCTGTCCCAGCAGGTGTCGGTAGTGTTTGATCATATGATGGAAAAGTTTCCATTTTGCTTGGAAATAGAGATTGCCAAATTGAACGGGCTTGATCTGACATCCCACCACGCATAACAGCATTAACAATGTCAGAAGATTGAACTGTTACAACATTGTTATTTAATCGTAAGCTATCAGTTTCAATTATATTTGAAATAGGAAATTGACGTAACCCAAATACATTCGATGTCAATGCAGCATATTTAGGCCTTTGAGTTGAATCAGCTATACCCGTAAAATCAAGTTCAAATGTATATCTGTGATACATGCGACGAGACACGCCAACAGAAACACTTGGTGTCTGGACTGTCCACGATGCTTGCGAATTGCTTGCAGATTGCGACGTATATACTTCATATGAAACACTCGAAGCACCAACACGGGCTAAATATGCGCGATCAGGTTGACTTAATTCAACTGTATTTACTTTGAATACTGGTAATTGTTCCATTTTTTATTTTATTTATATAATATAATAAGATAAAAAAAAATATCACGTTATATTATATTTAATATTTAAAATGATTAAAAAATACGATAATGACTTTTATCAATATTCAGTAATTATCAATAATCAAACAAACACGCCACAAAATGCAGAGTTTCAAGAAAGTCGTCTGGACCCCTTGTTGTCCAATATGGAAAATTTTCAATTGTGTGTTCAGCGGTTTTCTATATCTTCAGCCGCTATTCCGTTATTTGCTTTTGAAGATGATGCTTATACAATTTCATTTTCTATAGGTGATAACAATTCTAATATGTTACCTCCACAAATTGTTCAATTTGACACATCAATAAATGGAAATGTATCAACCCAATTTGATAGTGTTAAAAACAAATTTGTTTATTATTACACTTCATTCACAACATTAGTCAATAGAGCTTTAGAATTACTATATGCTACGGCATTAGGTGACCCTAATTATGCCCCAATATTAGGGCCGTATGCAGCTAAAACAGCACCTTATATTGATTTTAAAACTCCTTTCCATCGTTTTATATTACCATTTGATAAAACAACAGCAAACGGTTCAGCATTTGTCAAAATCACTGGACAGCCTTATATTAATATTCATATGTCAGGCAAGCTATACTTCTTTTACTGTGGTTTTAACTCAACTCAATTAAGCAAAACATTACCTTTTCCAAATTGTGAATATGTGATGAATATTTTATATCCTCAATGCTTTCTTGATGTCGAAGAAAGCAAACAATTTTCAGCGACTAGACCAGATCAGGAAGTATTAGCATGGAAGCAGGATTACAGTTGTTTAAATCAATGGCAGCAAATTTCTAAATTAGTTTTAACAACCACAGTTCCTATCGAAAATATCAGCATCGGTTTACAAGCTTTGAATGGTTTCAATTATAAATTGAATAGTTTTGTCGATTATGAAATTCAACCAGATAGCCTTGGTAGTCAGCGTGATTATATTTATTACTTCAGCGAAAATGATAGATATATCAACTTTACCCAGAATGGTGATTTGGTTGACTTTAATTTGCGTATTTATTTTCAGGATAAACGATTAAACCTATACGCCTTGACGTTATTGCCAGGGTTCTCAGCAGAGATATTATTTTATTTCAAACGTCGTAAAGCAGTATCAATGACACGACATTAATGAACTCATTTTATATGATTATTAATTAATTAGATTATTAATTAATAATGTTTATTAATTCATTTGCATCCACCTTCATAAAATGTTCTTAGCATGTTTGCGAAATTTGTTAATACTTTACTTCCAACAGTTAAATATTTCGGTAATAACTTATTAACGTCTTGTATTGTGAATTTAAATGCATTCCTATCGAGTAAATGCGATGAACTCAATAAATCAATTACAAATGTTTGACAATTAGCATTTTGTAAATCATATACATATAATTTACGTCCTCCAACAGCTTTTTCAGCTTTTACAAATAATTCTCTTAATGTTATGTTTTTATTTACACGTTGATTAATACACTCGCCTTTAATTACTCCAGCTTCTTTTATTGTGATTTGTTTTAATTTCTCATCTTTTTCAATTCTAACAACCTTAATTTCTCCAGATGGTTTACGCAAAGCAAATTCAACAAACAAATGAAATAAATCACCATAATCAGCATTTTTCATTGCTTGTTTCAATTTACCTAATGTTAAAAGATTAGCTAATTTTTTTAATGCGGGATTTAAAGGTATTCTGCATATACGTATTTTTATAATTTTTGCATCTCCCCACTCTTCAATCAATTTACGAATTGATGGAGGCGCATGCTCTGACAATTTTTCAAATGCTTTGACGCTAAAACGTTCAATCGGTTCGGCAGGTTTTATAATGTCATCTCCTTGATTGTATTGTTCAATTTCTTGCATTATTTCCATATTTTCTTCTTGTTTTTCACTTTGCTTTGTTTCTGGCTCAACAACTTCAACAACTTCAACTTCATCTACACTTTCCGGCATTGCTTCCAATTCGCCACCTTGATAAAACATTGTTGTTTGTTTTGGATTATATACTTTTACATATCGATTTAATAATGGATTGCTATTATTTTCAACTTTGATTAATTTGATTTGGTTGTAAGTAGGTTTATATCCTCTTGACGTTTCAAATGGATTTTTATCAAACTTTTTAAATACATTGTTATTAACACGTAAAGCTCTATTGATTACGTTTGGATTACCTACACTAAAATTCATTCGTGATTGCATATTTTTATTTGCTAATGTGTTTAAATTAAATATATTTTGTAATGAATTCGTAAGATAATAAGGATTGTTTTTATCACGACTGAAATCAATTGATTTATGCATTCCAGAACCTTTAACTTGAGTTTCAACGACTTCCAATTGCTCAGGTACTTCGATTTCTTCTTCAGATTTTGACAGCACCATACTTTCATCAATTTGTTTTTTTATTGCTTCACCAGTTTCAATAATTTGTTGAAACTCTTCAAATATTTTTTCTTTTGGTTCTTCTTTTGGATTGAGATATTTATTAATATGCTCTTTTATTTTTTGTTCAGTCATTTTCTTCGATGATAGAGATTTAAATAATTCATTAATAGGAGATGTAATTTCACTATCATACAATTTCTTTGAGATTGTTTGAATGTCTTTTTTTATTTTTAGCTTTGGTTCTTTTGTTGTTACATATTTTTTAATAAGATTTTCAAATTCTTCTATTGTTGCTTCTTCAGGCTTTTTATAATCAATAACCAAAATAGCATCTTTCAATTCGTCTTGTAAAATTGCGGTTTGTTCTTCTAATTTCTTCGTTTGTTCTTCGATTTTCTTTTCTTGCTCTTTAACAATTTGCGCGGTTTGTTCAATTTTCTTTGTCTCTTTCTCTTGCTCTTTCAATTTATTCTCTGTGTTTTTTAATTCTTTTTGAATTTGCTTTATTTCTTGGTCTTGCTTTTCATCTTGTGTGAATGTATTACCATATTGCATAAAAGGGATTGCCGTTTTGATTAAATTTTTATTGTCTGATAATGCTTTTTTTAATTTTTCTGATTTCTCAATTAAATTATCAATTTTACTTTCAGTTTTAATTGTGACAGGTTTGACAGATGACAAAAAACGAACTGATTTTATTTTGCGTGCTCTAGGTGCTTTAGCTACTTTGGGTGCTTTAGCTACTTTCGGTGCTCTTGGTTTACGTGGTTTTTTGGTTTTGATTACTTCAGTTGCTTCCATTTTAATTTCTTCATTTGGCTTCATTTCATTTGTTTCCATTTTTATTGTTTCTTTTGCTTTTGCTTTTGCTTTTGCTTTTGGTTTTGGTTTTGGTTCTGCTTTTGTTTTTGGTTTTGGTTTTGGTTTTATTTTTGGCATTGTTCCCGTTTCTAATGCGTTTTCCATAATTTTTATTTCTTCTTCTTTTACTTTTTTATTTCTCATTTTTACTAAATGCTATATAATATACAAACATATTTTTATTTTATTTTTTGTTTAAAATTTCGTCAGTCATTTCAACAATTAAATTGTCTAAGTCAATGCCGTAATTATTTTTTTCATTTTCAAATTGCTTAATAAAAATATCAAGTGGTATTAAATAATATCTCGCTCTTATCCCTATCCATCGTCCACACGTGTTAATATGCGGTTCAAATTTCTGAAATTTGTAGTCATTATATTCTACTTTTCCGTCATATTGATATAATAACAAAGTTAAATAATTTGAATGTTGATTTAATAAATAATTTCTGTCTTTATCGTTCCACTTTAATTGCTGATCTGGCATTAGCCCATAGGGGTCAAAAAAACTGACTTTTTTTTGATTGTCGTATTTTGTCAATAAACACCAATGCCCCTTATTGTGGTCGTGTAAATACAATATGATAATTTTTTTAATGTCATTATTAAATAAATCATCAATCGAATAATAATTATATAGTTGTGGATATGTCAATAACATTGAATTTTTTCCGGATATCTTTAATACTTCATCATCTGTCAAAAGCTTGTCAACCATTTTTATTAATATCGCTTATATAATAACAAAAGTTTTTTATTTGCTTTCGTCTTCATCAAATATTTTTTTGCTCATTTCATCCAATATGACATGAAATTGTTTATTTGTGTTTATCATTCGTTTTAAAACACATTCACGTAAAATGATTAATTCTTCATTATTTTCCAATTTATTAATAATTGCTTCTCTCTCTTGTTCATTTTTTGCATCAAATATTGAATTGAACAAATTATCAAATTTATTACTTTCCATTTTTTCTTATTTCTATATTATTATATAAATATTTTATTTTTCAAAATAATTAAATTATTTTATTATATTATATTATATTATATTATAGATTAATTTAATGGCTTCTGACAATACGAAAATACAATATAATAATGTTTTTAATAGATTGAAAAAAAAGGCAAATACCACAGATATAGAAATGTTATATAATTATGTGATGAATACCAAATTAAAAGACAACAGTAAAATGACTTATTTAAATGTTATTCTATCGTCAACTGATAAAAACAAATTAAATGAAAATGAATTAAACACGTATAATAAAATATTATCATCTCGTGACAATTTTCAAAAAAAAATAAATAAATCTCGTTCAGTCTGTAACCTTACAGACAAACAAAAAGAAATTTTGAATAAAATAAACATAAAAGACATTGACAATGCTATTGACTTATTATATAAATCAATAAAAGAAAAAACAAATGAAGAAGACGAAAATATATATATTAAATACATTTTAATGTCTCTATTAAGACAATTTTTATTTAGAAATGATTTAAGAGATTTATTAATTCTCACATCGAAAAAAGAGTTTGATAAATCTGATAAAAATGTTTTATATAAGCCCAAAAATAAACAATCAAATATAATTATAAAATTAGTTCAATATAAAACAGCAAAATTATACGGGCCTCAAGTTGTTGAAGTTGATAAAAATACATCTGAAATCATTCATGAGTATTTAAATAAATATGGAAAAAATAATAAATATCTGTTTGAGAGTAATGGAAAACCATTATCAACATCAAATATGACACATAAAATAAGTTCAATTTTTCAATCCGTCACAGGACAACCAGTAACATCGACAATAATGAGAAAATTATATATGTCTGACAGATATCAAGCATTTATGAAGTGTATGAAAAAAGATGCGTCCAAATTAATGCATTCAATTGATACGGCTAAAAATGTTTATGTTAATAATGCATTACCATAACACATTATTAGCCCAAAAGAAAGGAAACAATTACAGAAAAAATTAGGAATATGAACCCATTTTTTTCATGTTTAAAGAAGGCTTATATAATTCGAAATATTCACGTTCTTTATTGATTAATTCACGTCTTGTATTATATTCAATCTTATCAATAATAACCATTTCCCAATTGTTAATATCGCCGTTTTTGCGGATATAATCGTATAATTTGCGCGTTGAATTGCTTTTATATTTGCTTATATGTTCTTGTAATCGTGTAAATACATCCTTAGTCGAACCAATGTAAATATTATCATCTTCGATATCAGTCCTTTTTAATTTATAAATGTAAGCACTGACTTTAATATCACTTGTATTTAATTTTATTTTCATTTTATTTATAACTTATATAAATAAAATTATTTTAAAAAATAATTAATTATTTTATTCTTCTTCATTTGTAGATGCTTCAGTTTCGTTATTAAGTAATGAAAAATTAATTCTGATGTTGCTTATAAATGCTTTCCAAAATTCTTTATCTTTTTCAGATAGTTGTGAATAAAGCGGGTAATTACAAACCCAATTTTTACTACTGTAATAGCTTGCAAATTTTGAATAAGCCAATTCAGTCAATTCATCAATTGCAGACATTTTTATAACTTATATATTATGTTTAGATTTATTTTTACGAATAAAAATAATTCGGGCTGTCTAATTTCTTATCGATTTCGTTGTTAATTTTATATAAATTTGCTAATATCCACAACAATGTGTATTTGTGAGGGATTACTTCAACATTTTTAATATTGCTATAAGCTCCATTTAAAAAATTAATTTGTTCACAATTACGATCATTTATATTTTTTATTTGTAATTTATGTATTGTCATCAATATAAACTCTTCTATTTTACTCGGTGAATATGTATTATTAATTAATATTTCGTCATAAAGCTTGGCAATGTCATCAATTTTTAAAGTTTGATTAATTAAATCTGAATAATTATTGTAAATATTATTTGTTTGCATTCTTATATATTAATTAAATATATTATTTTTTGTAACTCAATGTTGCTAATTTTAAAACATCTTTATATGCCAAATGCGGATGTGTCTCTTTAATTTTTTTAACATGGTCTAACCATTGATTAGGTTTGCTTGGTAACTCATTGGGCTTCGGTACTTTCATACCACCACGAACCACAACACGTGGTACAGGCATACATTGTGTGCCGGTTGCTGTGCATCCACCTTTTACAACTTTATCTAATCCAAAATAGCCCCCAATTACTGGTGGTTTAATTTTTGCTTTACTTTTATTTATTTCATCCGCTAACTTTTTGAATTGTTGAGTTACTGACATTTATATTTGTTATATATAATATGATTTGAAAAAAATAATATTGTCTATATTTATATATATATTTTTAATGGATGAAATCGAAACAATAATTTATTCAGATACTGATGAAGATAATAAAACAATTGTATATGAACACATAAGAGAATATTATTATAAAATTGAATGCTCTCATTGCCATAAATATTTTTTATTTAAATATGGTAAATATACAAACACATTTATGAAATTAATTTGTTCAATCTGTTTGCGTGAATTTGTCTTCTTTTTCGGTTGCTCTCATCATTTCAAAAAGGCATGCAATGCACCTTTCGTTGATGTAGTTATCAGAAAGTAAACGATCACAATTAATACAATGCCTTTTTTTACGTAACGAAATCAATAATTTTCGTCTGTATTCATTGTCATATTTGTATTTATTTTTTCTGTATTCTTTTGCTTGTTTATTTTTCTCTTTTCTTTTATATTCATCATCCATCATCATCAATTATATAATTATTTTATAAAATAATTATATAAAATATAATATTTGATAATTTACACTGTTAACAAACCAACGTCTTTTAATGCTCTAACAATATCTCCAATCGTGTATGCTGCTGTTCCATTGTTGCCAGTAAATGTGCTATCATCTAAAACCGGCGTGCCTGCACCTGCTACAAATCCTGCTGTTATTGCTGCTGGATTAGGACGATTGATAGGGGCTGACCCGTAAAATCCAATACTTTGTGCTCCAATGTCGGCCACTGTAAGGGGATCGTTTGCTATTGTTAAGCTACTTGCATTTCCTTGCACTCTGAGTGTAGTGTAAGGCAAAACAGTATTGTCACTTTGTAAGGCTTCTAATGCGCTCGTTTGCTCTTGAACAGTGACGTTGGAAGGGAGAGCTGGCGTAGGCACGAGTGTTGATGATGATGAATAAAATATTTTGCTTGCTTGGTAACCATAACCACTTGTAAGCGTAATATTTGCGGGGTTTGATAATGTTCCAAATGCTTGACATGATGGATCAAAATAACACGATAAATTGTTTGGTCCACTTGTTGAATAAATTGCTTCTTGGTCTAATACTGAACCATTAATAACAGAAACAATCATGTTTCCACCACTGATTATATTAAAATAAGGGATGTCGCTTGCATTTCCTTGTTGTGTTGTTTTTGTTATACCGCTACCAAATTCCATTTTCAAATGGAAATTTGGAGATTGAATATTAATGCTGTTCGAAGGCACAACAATACCAGACAAGCCGCCAAAGCTACTGCCCCACATATTAAATTGATTTGCTTGATTAGTAAAGGTCATCATTAAGGGTGTTGCATTTTGTAAATTGATATTAACTGATCTAACATTCAACACATCAACAAGCTCGCATCCTGCATCCAAAGTGACATCTGTGCGGGTTGCTATTGCATCTTGTTTTCCAATCAATGAAACATTTTTCAAATTCCATACACCTGAGGGGATTGTCACTGGTACGTCAGTGTCGTCCATGACAATTGAAATATTCAATCCACCACCAATGAAAGCGGATGTCACTGCCATTAAATCAGTCCAATTGTTAAATCTGTATGGAGATACATTTAGTCCATTTGGTCTATAAACAAATTGAATTGTTGATTGTGGTAATTTTTCTTTGATTGCTGTTATCATCTCTTTTACACTGACATTATTTGTAATAAGAGGAGTAGGAACCAAAGTGTCTAAGTTTGCATATATAATTGCACTTGCATCATCGATCATTTTTTTAAAATTAGTGCCTGCCAAAAAACCACCGTCAGAAATAAAAGTTGTTGAAGCATCATAAAACAAACGAACATCGCTATTTGGTAATATTATTTCACCATCACAATTACAATTAAATAATCGTATTTCCATTTGCCCTGTTGCGCCTAAATCAAATAAATTTAATCCACTTCCAACATCAACCAAATCACAATTAATGAATGTCATTTTTATTTCAACGGGGTCTGGTAAGTAACTTACAATGCCAGCTTGATTATTTGCATTAATTAATTTACAATTTTCAAAAATAATCGATTTATTTGATGTTATTGCACTTGTTAAATCGGTATTACTAACCAATGAAGACAATGAAAAATCAATGTTTTTAAATGATTTAATATTCTTTAATACTGGCACATTTTGTGATATAATTGAAAACGTTACAACACTGCCTTCGCTTTGTTTATTTTTATAGCCAATGAAAGAAGCACGCCCCGCAAAATCGTATGTAACATCTGTTAAATTGATTGAAGCATCTTCAACGATAACAACATCAAATAAATGTTCGCGTGGATACGTTGTTACATATGCTGCTAATGTTGAAAGATTATTAAAATACGGGTATTGAGGTTCTTGTATTGTAGCTGGTAACGCAAAATATAGTGTTGTCACCCCGCGTTTTGTTGCGTCCAATGCTTCTTGAACAGAAGGAAAATTATCATAAAAGGGCTGACTTACATAAGTAGGTTGCTCAACATCATTATAAAATTGTTGTGATGCTGATGACGATAAAATTACTTCATAATTCAATGTTGCATTTGTTAATAGTGTAGTTTTTGAAGGGACGCTACTGCATGTGCCTTCAACAATCAAATTAATAACATTTCTAAGAGGTGCACCAACACCAACAATCCACGATGTATTGAATGTTGATTGAGATGCTATTACAGTCATAACTGAATCAACATCCCCGTCATTTGATATTTGAAAAACTGAAGTGCCATCAATCAAACGACAACGTACCATATTTATTAATATTTCTTGATTAGGTGAATTATTTAAAAACGTAAAAACATTTTCAACCCCTTGAGATTGCAAAACACAATCAACAATTGAATATTTTACACTTGATTGATCAACGTAATTGGCTGAAAAACTATATTTAAATCTAAAAGCATTTTCGGCATCCTGTATTTTTAAATTGTTATATTCTAAACAATTAATAATATCTGCTGAAGGCTCTACAATTGTTTTTTCTTGTGCTCCTAATTCAAGCCCTGCACCAACCAATTTTACATTTCCAAGATTGTATGAATCTGCTGCTGGTGTTAAACCACCAATTTTAATAACTGCGGTAGGGTTTAAAGCATCTTTTTTAATATTAACGGTTGTTACTAATCCTTTTGACTGATTTGCCTGTATTTTAATATACATCGTATCCCAATCACTGTATTCTGGTTCATTTAATCCTGTGCCATTTTGGATATAAGTCAATTGAATAATTTCAGATGCACCGCCACCACCACCTCCGCCGGTGTTTAAAATATTAAAACCGTTCATATCTAAATCATCAGTCATTTTGATACCATTAAATGTTGATTGTTTTCCGGCATTAATTTGCATCCAAGGCCATTCGCCTGAAGGCGTTGGTGCTTTTTGTGATAGATATTGTGCCATTTTATTTTATATTATATATATTAACATTAGATTTTTAATTTAACCATGATTTTTTTATTATTCTTGGTTTTTTGTTTTTGTTTGATGATTTAAATACGATGTAAATATCACTCTCTATATTAATGAATTCATCGAATTCATCTTTAATTTTAATATATTCTTCATAATCTTTTTTTAATTGTTGTGGTTTATTATTTTGTTGTTTATCTGACATTATATTAAATAAGAATAAGATATTTTTATTTAATAATTTTATATTCAATATAATATCAATAAACATTAAATAAAAAACATATAAAAAAATCTATACATATATATATAAAATTACTTAAAATTACTAAAAATGGAAAACCAAACGAATTATATTGAAACAATAAAAAATAAAAAAATCGACATGAAACAATGTAAAAAAATGATGCGTAAAAAATTTAGTGATATAATAAAAGAAAATATGAAAAAAGAGAATATAGCAAATATATTAACGAAATTAAATGATTTTATCAATATTGATGTAATTGATATAATAAAGAATAATTCAGTTGAATTAAAGAAAAAGGGTGCAAAAAAGAAATACACAGATGCACAATTGAAAGAAAAAAAGAACATGTTAAATCATTTAGAGAAGAACAAAGAAAAAAGAAGACAATATTTAAAAAAATATAGAATGAATAAAAAAATGAAAAAAATAGATTAAAAAAATTTCTATTTTTTAATATATAAAAAAATATTATATCATATTATAATATATGATATAATAAAAAAAAATGTCAAATGAAAAACAGACATTAAAAGAGTTGAGTGTAATATATAGAAAAATAAAAGATAGGATTAATTTAAAATGGATTGATTTTATCAAAAAAATCAATCGTGAAAAGATAATCAACAAGTATGAAAAAGTAACAAAACAAGAAATAAAAAAAACAATGGAAAACGTTGTAAAAAAAGATGAAAAATTAAAAATTGAAATAACAGATAAAAAACAATTAAAAAATGTTCTCATAGAGATAAAAAATAAATATGTTGATAACAGATTAGTTATGAGACTTCCTGATGGTTCAACAAGTTATTTATTAAATGAACAAACAGTAGAAAAATTGATTGATGACATTGATGGAAAATCAATAACAGAGAAGTACATTCCTGACACAATTGAAAATATGGAAGGTGACTTAATAATTGAAAATTACAAATCAGAACAAACAACAAATAAAAAGAAATTAAAAGGTGGTTTTTTTCCTTATTTACACAATACTCAACATGATTTTTCAAAATATCAATTATTTAATACATTTGATAAAAAGAATTACAAAAACAACTGTTTATACATTTCTTTAAAAAATTATGATGACATTACACCAACACAATTAAATGTGATTAAAACAACTGTAAAAGATAGAAAAATAAATAAATGTGATTTAACAAAAATAGCTAAATTAATGAACATAACAATCAAATTAATTAGTCTTAAGAATAAAAAAAAACAACGCACTAAAATATATAATAAAGGAAACAAAGAATATAAAATTGCTTATTTTAATGAACATTATTTTACATATGAAAAATTTGAAAATATTTTCATTGAAAACAAAAAGATAAGAAACTCTTTACATCTTTTCAGATATTTATATGAAGATAGAGAAATTTTATTAACAGTGATACCAAACACACAATTAAATGAAATTGGATATAATTGTGATGATATTGATGATTTAAATTATGACAAAGAACAAATTTTAAAGAAAAATCAACCAAAAGAAAAAACAAATGAAGAATATGGAAACATTTATTTTTGTGATTTTGAATGTTATGCAGAACAAAATAAACACTATGCCTATCAACTTGGCTTTGAAAGTTATAAAGAAAATGATTATGTGTGTTTCAATGATGAATTGTATGGAGAAAAATGTGGATTAAATAAATGTTTGTCATGCAAAATGTTAAATTTTATTTGTAGAAGGAATACAAACAAAAATAAAATAATTTTATATTTTCACAATTTGAAATATGACAGTTGTTTTTTTGATTATGATAAAGTACATAATTTAGAGATTTTAAAAAATAATGAGGTTTTGTATAAAATTAATTTTGATTACTATTTATATAATAAAAAATTTAAGTTTGAATTAAGAGACACTTATAAGCATTTATCATATCCACTAAATCAATTTTCAGAGTTATTTGAATTAAATGAAGAATTAAAACAAAAAGAAATTATGCCCTACAATTTTTACACAAAAGAAAATGTGATAAAACGATTTTGCAAAATTCAAGATGCGTGTGACAGTCTCAAAAGATATAAATATGAATGCAGCGAAGAAGATATAAAACATTTTAAAGATAATATAAAAAAATGGGATTTAACAGCATCAAACAAAAATAAATTTGATATAATTACTTACAGTAAAAAATATAATATGCTTGATGTTAAAATATTAAAACAAGGTTTTATACAATGGCGTGAACGCGTGCTTGATTTTGCTAAATTAGATATATTTAATATATTGACATCCGCAAGTTTAGCACAAAAATATTTTGAAAAAAATGGTGCATACACAAACAATATTTATAAAATAAATCAAATGGCCCGCAAATTTATACATAAATCTGTATTCGGTGGCAGATGCATGACAAACAGAAATAAAAAATATTTAATTAACAACAAAATGCAGGATTTTGATGCCGTTAGTTTATATCCTTCAGCAATTTATAGACTTATTGAACAAGGTGGTATTCTAAAAGGTTTACCTAAAATATTGAGTGATGAACAATTAAACATGAATTTTTTAAATAAGTGTGATGGCTACTTTGTTGAAATAAGAGTAAGAGAAATTAAAAGGCGTGATTTTCCATTAATACCAATCAAAAGAAAAGGTGAGCTTTTATATAGTAACAAAAAATTAATTAATAAAACAATGATAATAAACAAAATTCAATTAGAAGACTTAATAAATTTTTGCAATTGTAAATTTGATTTAATCCGTGGGTATTATTTTGATGAAGGACGGGACAAAACAATATGTGAAATCATTTTAAATTTATTCAAAACACGTATAGAATATAAAAAAAACAAAAATCCATTACAAGAAGTAATAAAATTATTGATGAATTCAGCATATGGAAAAACCATTCAAAAAGAAAGTGACACAGAATTAAAAATATTCACAAATAATAAATGTGAAAAATTTGTGAACTACAATTATAATGATATTAAAACAATAAAAAAAATAGGTGATAGCGATAAATATATTATTGAAAAATACGTTAATGTGCAAAACCATTATGGAATGCCACACATAGGAAGTGAAATATTAGCAATGTCAAAAAGAATAATGAATGAAGTAATGTGCTTGGCAGAGGACAACAATATTAAAATTTATTACCAAGACACAGATAGTATGCATATGATGGAAGAAGATGTTGAAAAAATAGGCAAATTATTTAATGATAAATATGGACGTGAATTGATAGGAACAAACATGGGACAATTTCATTGTGATTTTTCAAGTAAAAAAATAAAAGGTGATTTATCGAGTAAACAATGTATTTTATTAGGGAAAAAAGCTTACTTGCATGTTTTAACAAATGCACAAGGTGAAACAGATTATTACGCAAGATTGAAAGGAATACCAAATCAATCAATAAAAAAAAAATGTGATGATATGAAAATTGATATGTATGAAATTTATAAAAAATTATACAATGGTGAAAAAATATCATTTGATTTAACATGTGAACAACAAAAACCAAAATTCGAAATAAAGAATTTTATAACAGAAACCAAAATGCATTTTGATAGGGAAATAAGGTTTTGAAGGTGAAAACATTACATTTTTTTAATGTATGTGAAAACAGTTGTGAA